GCGAGTTAAAAACGAGATTAATCAGAGAAGAATTCCAAGCACATCCGGCGGAATGAGTTATATCGACGCCACATATAACCCAATGAGTATCAACGAAGATTACTTCTTTCCTCAAACAGCAGAAGGCCGAGGATCTAAAGTGGACACACTGCCAGGTGGAACAAACCTTGGAGAGATTGACGATTTAAGATATTTCACTAACAAATTGTACAGAGGTTTAAGAATTCCCAGCTCATACTTGCCTACAGGTGCTGATGATGGAGCTCAACAATACAACGATGGTCGAGTGGGCACGGCATACATTCAAGAATTAAGATTCAACAAATATTGCGAAAGATTACAGAGTTTAATTGCTCCAGTGTTTGATGAAGAGTTTAAATTATGGATCAAAGACAAAGGTTACAGTATCGATAACAGCACATTTGAGATCAAATTCAATCCACCACAAAACTTTGCACAATACAGACAGACAGAAATGGATCAAAGTCGAGTGGGCACATTTGTGCAGGTAGCAGAGTTACCTTACATCAGCAAACGTTTTGCCCTAAAAAGATTCTTAGGACTTTCAGAAGAAGAAATGGCTCATAACAGCACACTATGGGCTGAAGAGAATGCAGTAGCACAGAAAAAACAAACAAAAACCACTCAATTGAGAACAGGCGGTATTAGTCAAGCAGGAGTACAATCTGATTTAGATCAGTTTGAAAATCCAACTCCTGAAGAAGGAGCAGCAGCACCGGGTTCAGCACCAGCAGGACCGGGCAGCACACCACCTGCAGGCGGAACACCAGGCACCACACCAGGCGGTGGAGCCACGATTTAGGTTAAATAGCATTATGTACTTGAAAGAGATGTGGTCATATACTCCGCAAGGATTTGAACAAAACAAAAATTACAATGCAGAAGATGATATTTCAATATTAGATTCTGATGATACTCGTAAAACTCGTTTAAAACTTCGAGATATTAACAAAATGCGTCTAGCTAGCGAAGCACACGATCAAGATCAAAGAGAACAAGCAGAATTTGTTCAAAAGATGTACGGTCAACCACCAGCAGCCGAAGATAACCTATCACTTTAATATAATGTCCAACACAGCGTTCGTACTGGGCAACGGTGAATCACGCAAAGGCATACGAATTGCAGATTTAAAGAAACACGGCACAGTTTTTGCTTGTAATGGTGTGTATAGATCTGAAGAACCAGATTATCTCATAGCAGTAGACCCTAAAATGATTCTAGAGATAGCGGAAACAGAATATCCTAAAACACACGAAGTATGGAGCAATTACAACAGTCAGTATTCAAAAAATGAGAATGCTAAGAATTATGTGAAATGGTTTCAACCCAGCCTAGGATGGAGTTCAGGACCCACAGCTCTAAAAATGGCAGCAGATAAAAAATTTACTAAAATTTATATACTGGGATTTGACTATCGAGGACATCCACGAGATGGCAGCAAGAACAGCTTCTACTTTAATAATGTATTCAAAGACACTCGAAACTATAAAAAGGGCAAAGATGAGGCCACCTATTATGGTAATTGGATGAATCAAACGAAAAGAGTGCTGACAGATTATCCGCACATACAATTTTTTCGTGTAGTACCTAAAAATGCGTTCAAACCGCACGATCTAGAGTTTAACACAAACTTTAAACACCTAGATATTGACGAATTTCTACAGATACATAATATACAGAGACAGAGTTAGTCAAAAACCACCGTTTTTGACCCAAAAGTACCGCTTTATTTCGTCGGTTGCTTAAATAATACACTTTATAAAGTATAAAAACAACTTGCCAACAAGGAGCACGTGCAATGACACAATCAACAAACAAATTTGAGCAATTGCTTGAATTATTAATTAACGAAGAGAATGATAAAGCGCAGGCGCTATTTCATGAAATCGTTGTAGAAAAATCTAGAGACATCTATGAAGGTTTAGCAGAAGCTGAAACTAAAGAAGAGTCTAAAGAAGAAGTTAAAGAAACTGAAAAATCTGAAGCGAAAGCAGAAGAAACAGTAAAAGAAACAGAAAAAACAGATTCAAAAGAAGAATCAGTTGACGAAACTGTTGAAATCGACAGCGCAAATAAAGAAGAAGAATCAATTGAAGAAGTTGGTGGCGATGCTACTGATGATTTAATTGCTGACGTTTCAGCTGACGAAAAAGGCGATGCAGAACACGGTGCAGAAGCAAATGGTGAAGAACCAGCTGCTGATGATGCACAAGCTGACGCTGGAATCGAAAACAAAATCGTTGACTTGGAAGATGCTTTAGAAGAATTAAAAGCAGAATTCGAAAAAATGTTAAACGGCGAAGAAGGTTCTGAAGAAGAAAAATCAGAAGAATCAGTAGCTGTTGCTCAAGACACTCAAGCTGAAGTAGCTGCACCAGTAGCTCAAGAAGCTAAAAAAGATGATATGAAAAAGGAAACTGTGAAAGAGTACAAAATTAAGAAAAACGCTGACACAGCTGACCATTCAGACAAATCTGCAAAATCTCCTGTCGCTAAGAAAAACGACATGGGCGGAACTGCTAACAATATAGCACAAGCTCAAGAAGATAATGCTAAAGTATCTGTTGCTAAAGCAAAAGATATGGGTGTTAAATTTGAAAACGAACCAGGTAAAGACAAAGCAACTTCTTTCAAAAAAGAAGTAAAAGCTAACAATACTGATGGTTCTGACAAATCAGCAAAATCTCCAATTACTGCTGCTAAGAAGTAAGCAATAATAGAGAAAAAAGGGAGCGGAAATGTCACTGTATCTAAGAGAACATTTAACCTACGATCAGGCTAGGATGGAAGTCTTGCACGAAGGCAAGGAAGGCAAGGACCTTTATATGAAAGGTATCTGCATCCAAGGCGGCATTAAAAATGCTAATCAAAGAGTTTACCCGATTAATGAAATACAAAAAGCGGTAAAAACTCTTAATGATCAGATCACATCAGGTTATTCTGTTTTAGGAGAAGTGGACCACCCCGATGATTTAAAAATTAATTTGGACCGTGTTAGTCACATGATTACTGATATGTGGATGGACGGTCCAAATGGATACGGCAAGATGAAAATCCTGCCAACACCAATGGGCCAACTAGTGAAAACTATGTTAGAGTCTGGAGTTAAACTAGGTGTATCAAGCCGAGGTTCTGGAAACGTTTCAGAATACGGTGGAGGACAAGTTAGTGATTTCGAGATTATAACAGTGGACGTAGTGGCACAACCTTCAGCACCGGGTGCTTACCCAACTGCAATTTACGAACATTTGTTGAATACAAAGGGCGGAAATAAAGCAATGGGTCTGGCTGCTGAGATTAGAGATGATAAAAAAGCACAGAAGTACCTTAAAGAGGCACTAACCAACATAATAAAGGACCTAAAATAATGTTCGACGCAATATCAAAACTGGTTGAATCAGGCGTTATTGGAGAAGAAACTCAAAAGACTATCCAAGAAGCATGGGAAAACAAAGTTAAAGAAAATAAAGAACAAGCTGCTGCTGAACTTAGAGAAGAATTCGCTAAGAGATACGAGCACGATAAAAATAACATGGTAGAAGCCATCGACAAGATGATGACTGCTAAGTTAAGTGAAGAAATCACTAAGTTCGTTGAAGACAGAAAAGCACTTGCAATGGAAAAAACAACATACAAAGAAAACGTAGGCAAACACTCTGCAAAATTAGAATCATTCGTAATGAACAAATTAGCAGAAGAGCTGAACGAGCTTAATGTTGACAGAAAGAGTGTACACGAAAACTTCTCTAAATTAGAAGAATTTGTAGTAAACGCTCTTGCTAAAGAAATCAAAGAATTCCACACAGACAAACAAGACGTTGTGGAAACCAAAGTTAAATTAGTAAAAGAAGCTAAAGCTCAAATGAAAAAATTGAAAGAAGCTTTTATTACTAAATCTGCCAAAGTGGTTGAAGACGCAGTTACTAAAAAATTGGGTGAAGAATTAACTCAATTAAAAGAAGACATTACTGCTGCTAGACAAATTAACTTTGGTAAAAAAGTTTTCGAAGCATTCGCTTCTGAATATCAATCTTCTTACTTAAATGAGAAGAGTGAAACTGCTAGACTATTAAAAGTAGTCGATGAGCAGATGTTAAAAATAAGCGAAGCCAAGAAATCCATCGAAGAGAAACAAGCGGTGATTGAATCTAAGGAGCAAGAAATTGCTAGATCCAAAGATTTGATGGAACGCAAGGAAACGATGGCTGAGTTGCTCAAACCATTGAGCAAAGACAAA